GATGAGAACTCTTCTGAATCAAATACCAGTCAAGCACGGAATCTACATTCAGGAAGGAAACAAGATTCGTCGTAAGTTCTCCTTTGGTTTCAGTTACATTGCCAGCACTTGTAAGACACCAGAAGAAGCACAACGTATCACACATCAACTCAATTCGTTATGATTGAACTTCTCCTGATCTCCACCATCGTAGGAACGAAAGAAATCGCACCTAATGTGATGCAAGTGGACTATCTTACACCAGATCAAACTATTGTGACGACACTAGATAATCGTGAATTGAAAGGTGATTATCTTGTTGATGTTGATTGATAAACAAGAGGAAGGGAGTTTGCCTCTATAATATAAAGAAAGTGACTTCCGTAGAGTACAGATAATCTTCAACAAATAGTGGTTGGGTGTATAGAGAGAGGGACTGGTAATCCCTCTCTTTTTTTATGTTTTCTCATAATACCATCTGCACCCTTTCCAACTATAACGAGATGGATTTTTAAGTGCTTTTCTAACACCACTATCTCCACCAGTTCCTAATACTCTACCTGCTTCTCTTACACTGTTGAAATGGTGAATAATCTTTCCATCTAATATACGCTTACCGTAGATTGGTTGATTGTTAGTTTTATTCTCAAGTTTCTCCCATTTGTATCCACCAGCAGTAAATCCTTTTTGTATTGCTCTCGTGATGTTTCCGTTCGGAATGTTTAGTTTTTTTCCTGCATCTGTTATCGCATCAAACTCAAGAACTTCTCCAGTATTGACGTTAGTTGCTCTCACTTTGCAACGTAAATGTTTCCCATCTCCTCTAACTGTAAAGGATACATTTCTTTTCTTAAGTGTAGACCTTATTGCTTTTGTGTGTTCTTCACTCTTCTCTACTCCCTGCATTGTTTGTGATATTTTTTCTCTTATATCCTCTCGGAGAGTACCTCCCTCTCCTTCCGTTGTTGCATTGTATCCGTTCTTATATGTGTCAAATTGTTCTATCCAATAACACTCTCTTTCCGAGAGTTTGTTTATAGGAATGTCTTCTTCAATAATCCGAACCGCAAACATTCCAACACCATACTTTTTGATCGCACGATATAAAGGACGATCAGAATGTATTTTGCTTTCTTGTAGGTGTTGCCTCCATCTTTTACTCAAATCTTGTTGCGTTTGACCGATATATCTCTGTCCATTAACCTTATTGAGAATGGAGTAAATGATGCCCCTGTCTTTCATTAACTCTTGTGATAGAATGTTGTACTATATATGATAAAAAGCACTACTAAATGATAGTTTTTATCATTGTTGTTACTGATAATCATTCTCAATAAGTGTTGGTTTTAATGTACCTGGGAGTCGTTATCTTTGCCGTCATTATATCAGCACTTCGCAAATCTGTCAACCCTAGAACGTCACAAAACCCCCACAGTCTCCTCTTAAGATACCCCAGACCCACATAAATACCCCACAGACCTTGACAGAATCACCAGAGCATCTTAGAGTATTTCCATAACGCACAGGAGCAGATTCTCATGATTGCCTATCAAGTCGCACAGAAAAAGCGTGTTCGTGTAACACTGGACCTGGAAGTCTTCTCAGATTTTGATGCACGTCAGATTGATTATGAGAAATTATTCAAACTTGAACCCGCAGAAAGTGTGAGTGCTTATGTAGAAGATTTTGATGTAGATTGGTGAGGATTTCTGATATCATTGTGACAGTTGTAGAAGTGTCACTATAAAATACCATTGAGACCTGAGGTGTGCCATACTTTAGGAGTGGTTGAGGAACACCTCTACACATCCTCCCACACACTCTTCTCATGAACAACACTATCGGTTTCCCCCCTGCTGATGCTCTTCTGGAGCAGATTGTCAGCATTGACTACAAGAAACATCTCAACACTTTCATGGATGTTGTTGAGAACGTGGTTCTGATTGTTGCTGCTGTTTCTCAAGTGATCTGGGAACGTTTCTCCCAGTGGTACAACAACGGAGGCAAAGAGACTATCATCAATGCCTACATCAAGACCCGCAACTTCCTGCAGTTTGCTATTCTCTGGGTGCGTGAGGTTGGTTACCCTCAAGCACGCAACTTCTGCCAGGATTGTGTAGAGTTCACCCGTGCCTTCCGTGACCTTGTGACAGTTGCCTAACTGTCCACCAAACCCTCCACAGCACCCTGAGAGGTGCCATACTATAAGAGTCAAAGGAAACAACCCATGATCACCACCACTGCCCTGACCATGATCGGTGATGCCATCCGAGAGTCTGCTGCCAATCCCCTCACTGCTGAGAACATCCGCACCCTGCAGCAGACCACTGAGGGTGCTGAGATCCTCCGTCTGATCGTCCGTGATGACCTGGGTGGTGCTGCTGACACGATCACCAGTGCCCTTTGGGACAATCTCTGAGGTTTCTGATACCTTGTGCCACTAATCAAAGTGGCACATAACATCCCCAAAGCACCTCAGGGTGTGCAATACTATAAGGGTGGTCGAGAGATCACCCACACCAAACCCCACCGCAATCTCCTGTCATGCGTAAGATCGAACAGCAGATGAACGATGCTATCACCAGCAGCAAGGATTGGAAGAAGGACAACACCGAAGTCATCACATGTTCCAACGTTTCTGATGTCTTTCTGCATGGTAATCTGATCGCACGGATTGGAGAAACCTGGATCGAACTGTTCGACGGTGGTTGGCAATCAAACACCACGAAGTCCCGTCTCAATGCTATTCTTCAGGTGCATGGTGTGCCTGGTGAGCGTATCTTCCAACGCAACTTCGAGTGGTTTGTGAATCAAGCAGGTGGTCCCGTTCCTTTCTTCTCCGGGATGCGTCTGAACTGATACAAACCAGTCCTGGGCAAGACTATAAACTACCCACCATACAGTTCACTATTCTTTCTCTTCTGATTATGACCCGTTCGATGATGCTCACCATGCTTGCTCAAGGTAACACTGGTGATGACATTCTGCAGATCCTGGATGCACTCACCTCTGATGATGTTTCGGAAGGTGATGATAACGGTCCCACACTGAATGCGATTGATTTCTGATGTAAACTGTGCGGGGACTGTTTATATCAGTCCCCCTTATCAGTCCCATCAGAAACACTGATCGGTCAGGTGGGTCCGAAACCCACGACAAGGGGCCCCGATCTGCTAGACTTACAGAGTCAACCAAGGGAGCACCCCATGATCCACCTCTCCGACGCAGAACGCATCGAACTGCGGATGGCAGAGATGTCCTCGGTCTGCGGTCCTATCACCCTGTACTCTGACGACCCCTGGAACCCTGCTGGCAACAGCAACTGGGTGCAGTGGTGCGGTAAGGTGCAGCAGTGGAACCCGCACTTCGGATGGTCTCACGGTTGCACCTCTGGCAAACGGATCGGAACCAAACTCCGCACCGCACGGGGCACCTTCAAGGCAATGGCATCCCCCCTCCCCTGATGCCCACCAGGGGGTTCACAGAACCCCCTCCACCTGCTACAATGAACAAGCAAACCACGCACCGCACATCATGACCGCAACCGCAACCCGTCCCGTGTTCCGCACCTTCACCCGTGAAGAGTCCAGTGCAATCAACAACCTGCACATTGAGCAGGAAGGTTATGTTGAGGTGATCTTCCAGAACAACACTGAACGTGCCTACGGTTTCACTAGCAATCCTGAGTTCTGTGCTGATCTGATTGATGTCATTTCCTACACTGATCTGCGTGGGGAATCTCTTGGTCGTTTGATTGCACAAGCACGCAAGAATGGCAACCTGGAACCTATCACTGAGGAGGTCTGAGTAAGGTATACTGAAGGGGACTGACTGTTTTATATCAGTCCCCTTTCAGTTCTTATTAGTATTACACAGTGAGTTTGTATTCTTTATATCGTGCAATCGTGATTGTCAGTGTTCGTTTATAGCAGTTAATTTGATTGATTTGTTATTCTTATGGTCGGGCGTTGCGGTTTATAAAAACCCCAAACTACCCTAACCTACAGAGGTGACAAATCGACCGATAAATATCAATCTCATAAAATTTTTCCGGAGGTATAAAATGGGCGTCAAGTGGATTCATAAGGGGGGATATTCTCGACCTGATAAGAGGACTGTGAAGAAAGGTGGAAAGAAAAAATAAGAGAAGAGCACCCTATTGGAATTTCTGGAAGGTGGTCTTAGCAGGATGGTTAGTCCGATATCCTGATAAGATATTCCGAATTCTTGGTGTTCCAATCGGGATAGTATTAGTGATGATATATAATGCGGCAACAAAATAAAAGTTGCTAAAAAATTCCGGGAAAATTTTGAGACCCCATATGGAAAAAATATATCACATATACGCAAAAGAACGGTGCTTGTATCACAGTTTATCAGAGGACAAATTCACTGAGACCTGGGAAATGTTGCACAAGATGGTTGATTTACTTGATATGGATGTAGAGAAAAGTGATCTACAATTTGAGGAAATGATAGTCAATAAAGAATTAATTCTAAATTCTTCACATTGACAAAAGCATATATAGACTGATAAAATTGAGTTTGAAGGTTTATTCAACTTATGGCAAAAGGATTCACTGTTAAAGCAGCCCCACCAAAATCCAAAGAGCAAGAGTGGGACTATGATGCAATTAAAGAACGAATGAAAGGGAAGTCAATTGTATTCTGTCTTCCTGGTCGTGGATGTTCTTTTATCTTCTTGAAAGCATTTGTACAACTTTGTTTTGACTTAGTACAAAACAATATGAGTATTCAGATTTCTCAGGATTACTCATCCATGGTTAACTTTGCACGTTGTAAGTGTCTAGGAGCAAATGTACTTCGTGGACCAAAACAAATTCCTTGGGATGGTAAACTAGAATATGATTATCAGCTTTGGATTGACTCTGATATTGTTTTCAATACTGAAAAGTTCTGGCAACTCTGTGCTCTTGCACTTGATGAAGATGAAGAAGGTAACACAGTAGAAAAAGAGATCGTTGCTGGATGGTATGCAACCGAAGATGGTCATACAACCTCCGTTGCTCACTGGTTAGATGAAGAAGATTTCCGTCGTAATGGTGGAGTAATGAATCATGAAACCGTAGAGTCAATCTCAAAACGTCGTAAACCATTTACTGTTGACTACACTGGTTTTGGTTGGGTACTGATTAAAAAAGGTGTATTTGAGAATCTTGAATATCCTTGGTTTGCTCCAAAGATGCAAGTATTTGAATCTGGTGCAGTTCAAGATATGTGTGGTGAAGACGTATCATTTTGTCTTGATGCTAAGGAACAAGGTTTTGAAATTTGGTGTGATCCAAGAGTTCGTGTAGGTCACGAGAAGACACGAGTGATCTGATGAAAAAATTTAATGTTCTTTATCAAGGACGTAAAATTTATTCAGAT